AGCGTTCCTTAAACCTTTTGTTGGCGGAATGGGCTAATAGAGGCTTAAATCAGTGGACTATTGAAGAAACCACGATGCCTTTAGCGGCTAATATTCGCGTTTATCCGGGCGGTATTCTTACCATGTCCGTAGCGGCAACAGCTAATTTCAGCATAGGGGAGACTTTAACTGGAGGCACCAGTGGTGCAACGTGCCAGATTACCAGTATTCCAAGTGCTACCAGTTTTGCCATTACCATTCCTACGGGAACTTTTTCTAATGGAGAAGTGATTACCGGAGGAACTACGGGAACCGCGACTACTTTGTCTGCCGCGATAGATTTTTTAGACGTGCGCGGAACGATAGACTTCTTGAGCGCAGTTTTACGACGGGATAACACGGATTACTCCATCCCCCGCGTAAGTAGGGACGATTACCTAACTATACCCAATAAAACGACGACAGGGAGAGTAGACCAGTTTTTTTTAAACAGGTTGGTTACGCCTCAACTTGAAGTATGGCCTACTCCTGACAACAATACAGACGTTATTGTATATAACCGACTTACTCGCATCCAAGATGCGGACACTTTTATCAATACGATGGAAGTTCCTTTTAGATTTTACCCTTGTTTAGCTGCCGGTTTGGCCTACTATCTTTCTCTTAAAATAGCCCCAGACCGCACTACTATGCTTAAAGCGTTGTATGAAGAAGAATTTATTGTGGCTGCTACTGAAGACAGGGATCGAGCGTCGTTTACCATTCAACCTTCCGTTGCTTATGCGAGGGTAAACTAATGGCTAAATTTGCTATTGGTAAATATGCTCTCGGGGTGTCAGACCGATCAGGCTTTGTGTATAAGCTTAACGACATGAGGCTGGAATGGACGGGTTCTCTGGTGGGACCGGATGAATGGGAAAAGAAGCAACCTCAATTGGACCCACGTAAGCACCTTTCCGATCCTCAAGCTTTAAAAGACCCGCGCCCCACTACGCCAATGGTTCTTTCTATTTATGTAGGGGTTCCTAATGTAGAAGACCGTGGAAACTGGAAGCCCATGAATAGTTTTGGACAAGTAGGACAAGTAACGGTGACAACAACATAATGGCCTTTACATACGATCAATTAAAGACCGCGATACAGGATTATACCCAAAATTCTGAAACTTCCTTTGTTACTAATTTACCTGTTTTTATACGATCTGCGGAAGAACGAATACTAAAGACGGTTCAATTAACGCTGTTTCGTAAAAACTCCCAAGGCAACATGACTAAGGATGATGAGTATTTAATTATGCCCACGGATTTTCTTGCGCCGTTTTCTTTGTCGTTTACAGATGCGAGTAATGACAAGAAATTTTGTGATTTTAAAAGCGTTAATTTTATTCAAAGTTTTAACCCGGATCGCACGACTACAGGGGAGCCGCGCTATTACGCCAATTTTGATGTTAATTCGTTCATTATTGGTCCTACGCCTAACGATAATTACGCAGTAGAACTACATTATTACTATCGCCCTGATAGTTTGACGGCAGGACTAGGGGGCGCGACAACATGGTTAAGCACCAATGCTGAACTTACGTTGCTATACGGCTGCTTGATAGAAGCCTATGTTTATATGAAAGGTGATCCAACTTTGATGCAAGAATATGAACAACGGTATGCGGAATCATTAGTGGCGCTTAAACAGTATGGAGAAGCGAAGGAAGTAACCGACGAATACCGTACTGGCATGATAATACGGGAGAAAACATGATAACCCCTTCAATCGGTATTGCGGATGACTTCAAAGTAGAGGTACATACGACTAAGAACAGAGGATTTACCCCTGAAGAAATTGCTCTTCGGTGTGCGGATAGAATTATAAGCATTTCAGATCAAGCTAACCCTGTGTTACAGCAACAGGCTCATGCTTTTAAAGACAATATTGCAGCGGTCATTGCTCACTATATAAAAGAAGCAATTCAAAGTGATAGAACGACGGTTTATAATGCGTTAAATGATGCCGGAGAACCCAAACTAGCTGAATTAATTAGGAGACTATAAGATGGCTTTTACTGGAAACTATATGTGTACTAGCTTTAAGTTAGAGCTAATGACAGGCACACATAACTTAACTGCTGGAACAGGTAATGCCTTTAATATGGCACTTTATACTGATGCGGCAACCCTTGACGCCTCTACTGCGGCCTATACTGCGGCTAATGAGGTATCTGGAACAGGCTATTCTGCTCCGGGTAAATTAATGACTAACGTGACCCCTTTATCCAGCGGCACAACCGCTTATGCAGAGTGGGGCGATGTTACTTGGTCTACTTCTACCATCACAGCAAGAGGTGCGTTAATTTATAACGACACCGCAGCTGGCGATCCGTCGGTAGTTGTTTTGGATTTTGGTTCAAATAAATCTTCTAGTGCAGGGGATTTTGCAGTAGTGATGCCTACGTTTAATTCTACTTCGGCGTTGATTAGGATAGCCTAATATGGCCGACGTAACCATCCAGTTAGAAGGATGGGGTGTTTCTAGTTGGGGTTCTTCTCTATATGGCTGGGGACAAACCTCCGCAGGAGTGGAAGGAACTACCGCCTTGGGCGGAGTTACTGTTTCGGGTGCTTCTAGCGTAACTGCCACCGGAGTGGCGGCTACAAGTGCCGTAGGTAGTGTCGCGGTTAACGTGGTTTACCACGTTACGGTAAACCTAACCGGAGTGGCGGCTACAAGTGCCGTAGGGACAGCTACCGGAAGTATTCCGGTCATCGTTCCTTTAGAAGGATGGGGCATAGGTGATTGGGGTGATGCTGGATGGGGTTACTCTAATTCAGGGTCAGTAGCCACGACAGCCGTAGGAACAGTAGTTGCAAAAACGGAAGGAACCGTTAATGTTGGTAGCTTAGAAGCAACGACTGCCGTAGGAAGTGTAACCACCACCGGTATAGCGAATATAACGCTTACTGGGGTCGAAGCAACAGGATATGTAAACGCCGCAACGCCGAGCATACCTGCAATATTTGGTGTAACAGGAGTAACCGCATTTACTTCGGTAGGTTCGGTAACCCAATCCACCAGTATCACAGTTAATTTAACGGGAGTACAAGCGACAGGACAAACAAGCGGTACTTCCATGTGGATAGAAATAATTCCGTCACAGACACCTAAGTGGGTCCCGATGGCAGCTTAATGAGGGCTAAACAATGGCAACATACGTTAACAACCTAAGACTTAAAGAGATTGCCACTGGCGATGAAAGTGGCACATGGGGTACATCTACTAACACCAACCTTGAACTAATTGGTCAGGGTCTTGGTTATGGCACTAAACAGATGTCGGCGGATAATAATGAAACATTTACGATGTCCGATGGTGCGTCTGACCCTACCCGAGCATTTTATTTAAAAATTACTTCTGCGGTAAGTTTGACGACTACCCGCACTGTAACGCTTGCTCCAAGTACCGTTTCTAAAATTTGGATTATAGAAAACGCTACTTCGGGCGCACAGTCTATAAGCATTAAGCAAGGATCAGGAACCGAGGTTACTATTGCTACTGGCAAAGCCTTGATTCTTTATACCGATGGCGCGGGTGCAGGTGGTGCTGTTTCGGATGCGTTAGAGTTTGTAGATGTGGGCGATGGTACAGTAACTTCGGTTGGAGGTACTGGAACAGTCAACGGCATTACTCTTACTGGCACAGTAACCAGTTCAGGTAACCTAACTTTAGGCGGCACGTTAGCCAACGTAGATTTAACAACTCAAATCACAGGTACGCTTCCTGTAGCCAACGGTGGTACAGGGGCAACTACACTCACTGCTAATTCGGTATTGGTAGGGAGCGGTGCTAGTGCGGTTAGCGAGATAGCCGTAGGGAGTGCCGGACAACTACTCACCGTAAATCCTGGCGCAACGGCATGGATAGCGTCTGATCCTACGGGGCAACCTGATCCTACGCTTACGGGTGTGAATGCGGCTGCTACATCTGGGGACTTTATTGTGGCAACGGCAGGTAGTATCACTATCACGTTACCTGCGGGTCCTTCTGCGGGAGACTTTGTTATCGTGAAGGATGGTACTGGAGCCGCTGCGACCACGAGCTTTGCGGTTGCACGTAACGGAAGCAACATAGCAAGTGCCGCTTCCGATCTTACGTTTGACAAAAATTGGGCAGAAATTACCATGACTTACATAGATGGGACTATTGGTTGGAGCGTGTAAATGACGAATTTAGCCGATCTACTACCTGCGGGCAGCGGCCAGAATAATACCGATTTTGTAGCGGATGGGACTATAGCGTCTGGCAAGCCTGTCATTCTCACGGCGGCGGGTAAGGCTTCTGAAGTTACAACAAGTAGCGCAAGTGGAAGTTTACCTTTAGGGACACAGCTAACGGTAGAATCTAGTGCTACTGGAATAGGTCGTATTGTGTGTACTGCTGACCCCCACAATACTGACCGATGGATGGTTTCCTACTACAACAGTTCAGGCACTGCCGGTATACGCATTAAATTTGTAACACGCTCTGGAACTACTTTAACTGACGGAAGTGCAACTAACGCAGGGAGTGAAGCAGACATAAGTAACGCTTATAATCATTCTATGGTGTTTGATCCTGTAACCCCTAATAAAGCTCTTATGGTATTTAGCCCCGGATCAGGCGCTACTGTGGCTTACGGTACTGCGGCTGTTGTTTTAACGCTTTCTACTAGCGATAAAGATGCTGTTGTTTCATTTGGAAGCGTCAACAGATTTGAAACGGTTCCATATGATATGGGTAATGGAATCCCCAATAGAGCTTTTGCACTGGGGACTTCTGGAAACTACATTTGTGGTTGGACAAATGATCCTTCTGGTATAAAACTGCGTGTTCTTACTGTTTCAGGAACAACAGTAACCGCACCGGGATCAACTACTATTCCTTATTCAACAGCCGCTAGGGGGGCTGAATTTGGGTTTAAAGTAAACCCTTACGATGCGACTAAAGCATTAATTTTTCAAATCAATGCAGATAAGTATTTATATATTACAGATGTTGCCATTAGCGGTTCAACGATAACTGCTACTTCTGCCGGTAACGTAGTAGACAATTCAAACACTTATGAGCGTCAAGGCACTATAGACTTGTGCTATTTGACTTCTACTAAGTTTGTAATGATTGCTAGTAGAGAATCTGCAACAGGCGGCCAAGGTCGTACCCAGATCGGTAACTTAAATAGCGGTTCTTTTTCCTATGGTAGTCAAATAGTTTATTCGGGTACGTCCTACCCAGATGATTACGTTCGACAAGCAACTGTAGCTAACTCAACCGTCACTCCTGATGCGTGGATTCTAATATGGTCAGACACCACAAATAAAATAGCCGATGGTCGTATTGGCTCTTATTCAACAGATACGATCACTTTGGGAACCAACACCGCAATGGAAACCCAAGCATACGAATATTTTAATATTGCAAAAGCTGATGATGCTGACGGACATTTTCTAGTGATGGGAGACAATAACTCTAGTACAGCTTGGGTAAAACTTGGTAAAACTGGCGGCACATCAAGTAACCTCACCTCAACCAACCTCTTAGGTCTTGCTGCCGGAGCCATTAGCGATACCGCTACAGGCACTATAAACACTTGGGGTTCTAGGAACGAGGCTCAAACAAGTCTTACTGTAGGGTCGGATTATTACGTGCAAGATGGCGGGACGGTGACCACCGATTCAAGTGGACAACTTATCGGGACAGCGATTACAGCCACACAAATTAACATAAAGGATTACACAGGATGACGAATCTTTCTGATCTTTTTCCTGCGGGTGCAGGTAAGCAAGTTGCGTTCACGGCAAGCGGGACTTTAAGTAGTGGACAAACTGTTTTCTTGAAAGCGGACGGTACGGTAGAAGGGGTACAAGACTCTGCGGGTACAGTAACAAATCACGGTATGAATAATGGGTTTGCTTTATCTGCTACTTCAAAAATGCCTACGGCGTGGGATTCCACTAATAATGTTTTAGTAGTTTTTTCGCAAAACAGTAGTAGTTACCCTACCATAACAGCGGGAACTGTGAGTGGAACCACGATTACTTTTGGAACAAGTGTGGTTGTATACTCAGCGGTTGTTGCCGCCCCTGCTCAGAGTATGGGTCTTGCACATGGAAACGGAGCTTATGGTTTAGCCGTCTTTAGTTATAGTAATGCTTGCCACATATCCGGATATTCAATATCGGGTACTACAGTTACCTCTGAAGGTCTTGGTTACGGATCAACTGCTGTATCCCCTGTGGAGTGTATGTCCATTGGATACCAAGAGAATGATAATGCTTTTATAGTACAGAGCTACGCTCAGTTCAACTCAAGTATAGAAGTACATGGGGGGACTTACAGCGGAGGAAGCCCTAGTCTAAGTAATCTTCTCTCCACAGGGTATGGGTTTGGGTTGAGTGGTGGAGGAAATAGCAACGCTGATTTTGCCTATGACTCTACCCAACAAAAAATGATTTGGATAGTTAGAAGTGACTCAAGCCCTTATGTAAGATATGGGATAATGGATTACGGTGGTGGTAGCTTTTCGATCTATGACGGCACTGTCGCTACAGGCCACGCTTATATGACACAAGCAAAAGTAGCATACGATGTCGCAGCGGATAGAGGCATTATTGCTTTTAACTACGATAGCACAAATAATTTACAAGTTGTCACCATAGATGTAGGCGCTTCTTCTGCAACGGTAGGGACGCCTACTACGGTTATTTCAGGAACAAGTTACGGCAGCACCCAGTATGATGTTACTTATGACCCCGTTAACGAACGAACTGTTCTGGCATACCAAAAAAATGATGTCACTGACCAAAATGCGTTGGTTGTTCAGGTAGATTCGGGTGGCTCTACCATTACGCTCGGCGCTAATACAGTGCTACACGCTTTAGGTGGTTGGCAAGTGACATCCAGTGTATTTGACGCACAAAATAATAGAGTGTTAGTAACTTTTTATGGCAGCGGGGGTGATTGTGACACTGATTTTCTTTCAGTTGGGGACACTAATAATTTAGGAAGTTTTATAGGGATAACAGACGAGGCTATTAGTAGTGCAGCGAGTGGTAATGTCACCATTAAAGGTGGGATTTCTACAAACGTAAGTTCCTTAACTCCGGGCAGTGACTATTATGTGCAAGGGGACGGTAGCATCAGCACTACTTCTACTGCTCCCGCAGTGAAGATCGGTAAAGCCCTGTCAGCCACAGCAATTAACTTGGAGTATCAATCGTGAGTAATTTATCAGATTTACTACCTGCGGGTGCTTCGGCCAAACAACTAACCTTTACTGATAGCGGTAGTGGGATAGCAACTAAGAAGCCTGTGATACTGAATAGCGATGGTACGGTGGCGGAAGTTGCTACTACTTCAGAGGCTTCTGCTGTTGGCAGTTTAGTCGAAGTGGTCGGCTATAGTCTGAATTCCGCTGCGATGGCTTATTCAACCGTTGATAACAAAATGTTAGCTGTGTTGAGTTATAATGCTGGTTCAGGTAATGACGCTTATTACAGCATAGGAACCTATAATAGTGGTACTCCGGGTACATACACTTGGACTACCCCTGCT